TTGAGATACCTCTTTCCTCCATATACAAGCACGGCCTGCTCCAGCCGCTTGTTGATCTCGGCCTCCAGCTCATCCTCTGAATACATCTGGATGGGCTTCTTGGCGCCGCCCTGCTCGGTATTTTTGGCCGCCAGACGGGTCACCATCTCGATGATCGAGTTCCGGATCCGGCCGCCCGGAGGGCTCTCGAAATACTGCTTGAGGACGATGCTGGCGAAGCCGTTGGCCCCGCCGAAGTAGTTCATCAGGCTCTCAAGCAGTTCGGCCGTGTGCGGGATGTTCGAGCCGCCCGAGATCGAGCGGGCAATGAACTGATCGACCGCCTTGCCCTCCAGCTTGTCGAGGTGCTTGTCCCGGCGAATCCGGAGCTTGCACTTCTTGCAGACCTTCTGGAAGGAGTGGGATCCACCGGGTACGTGCGGAAAGTGCTTCTTGTCGAGCGGCAGCACCCGGCTGCACTTATCGCACTGGCGGGTCTCGGCCATCGGTCACCTGTCGAGTTGCACCACCGAAGAGATCATGGGGCTCATCAGCGAGGAGCCGCCGGACTGGGACATCTCCTGCTGCATGGTCCTGGCCCTACCAGAAAGGTACTGCTCCAGGATCTGGCGCGCCATACTCTTCTCAAACATGGGCGCGTACATGTCCTGGAGGCGATCAGCCCCAAGGGGGATAGGCGAGAGTTGGTCCAGGAAGTAATCCCGCTCAAGCTGCTCGCCGACCTGATCTCGGAGGTGTTCGAGGTCGATAGGCCGCCGGGCCTGGGCAGCCTCCAGCATGGAGTTCTGGCGGGCGCGCATGAGTCTTCGCAGGCGGTCGCTCATTTCTTGGCCGTCCTTTGTGAGTCAATGAAGTCCTGCCTGGAGGGGGCGCCTTCCGACCCAGGCTTGCGCATGCGCTCTCCGCTGCCTTCTTCAATGCGCCTCCGCTTGGCGTGGATGTTGGCGTACAGGCCGCGCCTGGCCTTGCGGATGATGTCGCTCATTTCTTGCACTTCCCATCGGGGCAGTCGCCGACCTTGCCGTGCTGGCGTTCCCGCTTGCAGCGGCCGCATTCGCAGCGGCAGATTTGCTCAACCCGTCCGTCGGGCTTCCAGACACCGTTCTTGCAGGTCTCCCCGCAGACGCAGTCTTTGGGGGCCGGGGCCGGAGGGGTGTCGGTGTCGTTCAGTGAGGCGTAGGCCGCCGCCACAGCCGCCGCCGCTCGGGGCTGCTCCTGGTCAATCGCCGTCGGGTCAGACGACAGCCAGGTCAGGAAGGCAATGATCCAGTTCCACATTTCACCACCCCCTGGCGTGGTTCACGCGGACGTAGCCAGTTTCGTCCACCATTACGGACTTATGCTCTTCGATGTTGTCGGGGGCGGGCTCTGCGAAGGCGGCGAACCACAGGGCCGTCTTGGCGAACTTCACCAGCGCTCGAAGCACGGGCCGGTCCTGGGTCTTTGGCTGAATGTCGGACAGCAGCCATCCGGCAGCGAAGCACAGGAGGCAGGACGAAATGACAAGGCGCTTCGACACGATGCTGCTCCTACAAGCCCAGGGAAAACAGGACGGCAATGGACGCTGGGGCGGGGGACAGCCAGTTGCCGTGGTGCAGGTCCCGCCACCGGAATCCATCCACCGACCCAACCGCAAACGAGTCTTCGCCGGACAGCATGCCGTCGATGTGCTTGGCGTCGATCCAGAAGGCGCCCTCGGGCATGTCCTCTGGGTACTTAGGCCCGGACACCCAAGATGGGCCCCAGGAGTTCAGGCATAGGCACCCAGGGCGGTCGTATCTCACTGAAATCAGGGCCATACAGTGGGCCCACCCCTGCGGAGTGCGCGCGCTGAATCCCTGGGCATCTCGGGTAGTGCTGAAGGAGTAGCCACTGCAAACGGCTACCGGGAACCCCGACTCGATGGCCGCCGCCGCTTCCTTGAAGTTGCGGACTAGGGCCACATGCTTGGCCGGGTGCTGCTTGGCGACGGCGTCGAGCTTGCCCCGGTCGTTCTGCCCGCCGTTGCCCCAGTTGCCCCAGTCTTTCGCGCGGGACGACGAATAGACCGTCAGGTCATGCTCGGGGTACTTCTCCCGGAACACGATGCCCCAGTCGCGCACCCACTTGGCTGCGGCGCCTCCGTAACTGCCATCGGAATAGCCAGCAGTCTTCTTGCCCCTGGCTTCCACCCTGGACCCGCCGTAGATGCTTTCGGTCGCGGGGAATGGCGGCGGGTTCGGGAGCCTGCCTGTTTCCCAGTCCACGCACTGGGCTATCCATACAGAATGAGCAAATCCCCATGAAACACAGTCACCAATCCCCTGTCTGCCTACTACCCATGGTTTCTCGTATACAGCTAGATGGGCCTTGTAGGCGGCGCGGTACAGGAACGTGTCCTTGCCCTGGGCCTCCCTGATGGCGTCGGCGCCCGCCTGGGAGAACAGCGGCTTGTCCAGTTCACTCAGGAACCGCTTAGTTCCCTCAGGGTCCGGCGTGTAGCCGAAGCTGGCCGGAGCGCTGGCCAGATACCGCACAGCCATGAGGCCAGCGGCCGAGAGGACCAGGCAGACGACCGCTGCCCGGAGGTACGGATGTGGTTTAGTGTCCTGCTGCACGGCTGGCGGCCCTGGAGATCTCGAAGAAGGCGTCCACCCACTTGGCTCGCTGTTCTGCGTCTACCGGCCCGCCGCCCACGCCAACTGCGTTGTTCAGGAACTCCTCGATGGCGTCACGGGCCTTGGGCTGCCGGGCGCCGATAGACACGCCCCGAGTCCGGCCCTCACGGGCAGCCACGCGCAGTTCATCAAGCTGGATCCCGGTCTTCAGGCGCGGGCCCGCCTCCCGGGAGCCGTCGGCCTCGATGATGCGGGCCAACTCGTCGCACAGGGCAGCGATTACCAAGGCGTCAGCCGAGGCCGTCGAGCCAATGAACTTGCCCGAGAGCGACAGGGAGGCCGGATCGTCTGGCCTGGGGGAGGGGGCTTTGGTCGGGCCCAGAAGGGAAACAACCGCCACGGCCCCGAAAAGTGCCGCCAGGTAATGCCTATTCTTTGCGCTCATTCTTGGGGGCCTCCTTGCGGCGGCGTCGGACCTTCGGGTTCGCCGACGTCTTGGAACTCGACGGCGCCAAGGGCTCGTTTGCCGCCTCCTCCTGAGAAACTTCTGGCCAGAAGAGAAGCGCAGCCGCGATGGCCAGGCAGATGACAGCGATCACTTCGACCTCCTCACCCACGACAGCACGACCTCGATGGCGCCAGAGGCCGCAGCCATGACCGCCGCCTTGATCGCGGGCCGGGCGATGACCCAGAACGGATAGGCGTAGAGCGGCACCGCCTTGTCGGCCAGGGCCTCGAACAGGTCGTCCAGCGCCTCCAGCACCAGGGCCTTCTTCTGGTCCCCGGCAGCGTTGAGCGCGTCCACGGCCTCGATGCCGATCCGCATCAGGGCGAGGAACAGTTCGCCGAACTCAGCGACCGTCAGCCCGCCCTTGGCCTTGATCTGGGCGACGGCGATAAACGCCTGCACCTTATCGGCGATATTCAGGTTGGGCGCAGCGGCCATCTGGGGCGCATCAGAGAACATGACTCCTCCTCCCAAACAAAGTGGGCACCGCACCGACTAGCGGCACGGTGCCCACCGTTGATCGTCAAACGTCTTCAGGTCACGGGGTCGAGACGCGGGCCGAGTAGACCCCGAGGCCGAGCAGGACCCGGACCTTGTTGCCCGAAGCCGCAGCCAGAGCCACGCCAGCCGTCTTGTTGGCCACCGAGGCGACCAGCTTGCCGGCCGTACCCGAGGTGCCAACCGAGACGAAAGCGCCCTGGCTGATCGCGCCGTCCGAGTCCGCCGTCGTCGGGCCGTTCACCACCACCCAAAAGACATCGTTGGCGGCCACGGCCTTCGACAGGTACTCGTCCACGACACCCACGATGGGGCTATCGACCGAGGCATTCCCATCGACCTCAGACAGGAGGGCAGTGGTCTTGCCCTTCACGACCTGGCCGGCGGTCAGCGTGCCGCCCGAGGTGTTGCGCATGGCGATGCACTTCACCGGAGCGTTGCTGTTCACCGCGCCCGTCGTGGGGTTGGCGTCCGTAAACCACCGCTGGGTGCCGACAATGCTGGTGCCGTCATCCGTCGAGGAGACGCCGAGGGTCTGGCCGCGTCCGAACCACGGATCGGAATCGAGAGCGCTCATGGACTAGCTCTTTCCTTGTTGGTCTAGGGATCAGGCAATGGCCTGCAACTTGAAGAAGTTGCGAGGCGAACGGAACTTGAGATTGGCCAAGACGGAAACCACATACCTATAGGACTGGAGGTCTTCGTTGTAGAACGGACCCTCGGAAGTCATCAGGCTTCCTTCCATGCACCTCAGCTCCATATTTGCGATGGAGAGGCCGTAGCCGCAGTTAGCGGGCACAGCGTATTCCGTCGAAATCTCGACGCCGTCCTGCTCGAAGACGTCGTTGAAGCCGTAGGACTTGAGGCCATTGGCACGGGTGACGATCACGCGCTCCTTCGAGTCCAGCTTGTTGAGGTACTCGATGTAGAGGCGCCGATCCAGCAGCACCATGTCGATCTCAGATTCCTTGGTGTCGTTCCGTTTGGTCTGATGGATAGCCTCACGGGTAGCGACGACGCAGTTGTCCTTCCAGGTGTTGGTGAGACCACCAAACGCCGTGGAGGTGTAGTTCACGACAACCGGGCTGTAGAAGTCATACTCGGGATCAGCCACGCCGTTCGGCCACACGCCCGAAAGCTGCGAGCCGGCGATGGCGCCGAGGCCGGTGTTGATGCCGGCGTAGGTGTCGGCCGGGAAGCCAAACATGTCCGCCGCGTTCGCCGTCCGCTGGGCGCCGGTCGAGATGTTGACCGTGCCATTGAGCCCGAAGAAGGACTCCAGGCCATGGAACCGCAGCTCGTTACCGGCGGCATTGCCGTCGATATAGACTTCCTTGGCAAGGTGCTGCTCCATGGACTCCTGGAGTCGGCTCGCCATCTTGCCAGCAACATTGATAAGAGCCTGCTGCCCCCTGTTCTCCAGCATCTCTTTCTTGTAGATGCTGTCCGTGACCTGATAGCCACGGAACGGAAGCTGGGCATCGACCCAGAGGTTCTGGCGAGAGAAGACGCGCGGGGTCTCTCCGCTATTGCCAGAAACCGGCTGGTTGCGATACCGCACCTGCCAGTCTAGCCCTCGACCGCTCTGGTTCATCACCACGTTGCCCGAACCTTCAAGAGCCGCAAAGACCTTGAACTTTCGGAAAGTGGTCAACTCCTCTTCGCGGAGGTAGTTGATAATGGTCGTGCCAATGGAACGGGCCCAGTCGGTACTCGACGGCATGTCCGCTATCCTTTCAGATCAGGCCTCGGGAGCTTGCATCCTCTCGGAGCAGTTCCTCGAAGGTCCGCTTTGGTCTCGGGGCTCTGGAGTCGTTCACCGCAGCACCTGCTGATCGGCTGGGATTTCTCGCAGCTTCTCGGCGCAGGTACTGCATGTTCTGTTGCGCCAGGTCAGGCTGCCTGGCCGGCGGAGCAGGCGGCGGCGCCGGTTGGGGCGCTGCTGCCTGGACCGGCGCGGGGCTCGCCTGGACTGGCATGGCTTGGGCCGCTTGGGCATCATCGAACAACCGGGCCAGCATGTCCCTTTCGGTCATTGCGATGGCGTATTGCCAGCGCTGCTGGGGGCCGTTGATGCCGCGCTCCCTTGCCTCTTCAACATATTTGTGTACCAGCAGACCTTCCGGTGTGACATTGCCCGTTTCTTGATCGAACAGCCAGTCACGATTCTCGGACTCCACGTTCGTAACGTAGCTCTCGTTCTCCCTCTGCTCGAAGGTCTGCTGAACGATTTCCTGGGCCTGCTTGGCGGCCAAGCCCTGCACCATGGGGCCGAGTGCGCCTTCCGGGTCTTCTAAAAACTTCTTAGCAAAGTCAGCCTTGTACTGTTGGTATTCGTACAGTTCGTGCTTGGCGTCGAGCGGGGCGTCCTGGGAGATCACCTCCCGGCCGTCCTCGTCCTTGACGAGATAGCGCCTGTAGGAATCCCGAACCTTCGGCGGGTTCCACCACTTGCTCTGCTCGGCCTGCTGGGGGGCGAGCTTCTGGGCCTGCTGCACCTGGGGGTGCTGGGGCTGGACCTGCTGCTGCTTCCACTGGCGGAACTCTTCGATGTCCCGGCGATTGGCGATCCACTCCTGGGCGTAGGGGAGGACCTGCTGGTACTGGGCGAGCGCGCGGGAAGCCGCTTTTTCCCGCTCCATTGCGTTGTAGAGCCGGGCCGCGATGGCTCGGTCGTCGGCGCCCTGGAACTCGGGGAGGCGCTTGAAGGCGTCCCACGGAGTAGCGGGAGATTGTGCCTGCGGCTCAGGAGTCGGGGCCGATTCAGATGCAGGCTCGTAGGACTGCTGCTCGACCTGCGACTCAACCGGAGAGTCTTCGACTGCGGTATCGACCTGGGATTCGACGTCGGTGTCCATGATTCCTCCGTGAAAAAAGCCACTCCGCAAGCAATCTTGGGAGGGCCCGGAGGCAGTGCAACGGGCATTTCAGGGCAGGAGTGACTTCTTGATCTGCTCGACAACCGCAGGGCGGGACCTGCGCCCAGCCTGGTACTTGGCCATGGCCTCGGCGTATTGGTCCTCAACCTCCTGCTGCGTCGGCTCCCTCCATTGACC